CGAAGCCCGAGGATCGTCCCGGCTACCAATGGAACTGGAACCACGGTGAGATGGCGTGGGTAGAATGCGAGTATTCCGTCCCAGGCGAAGTTGCAAGCCAAGAAGTAGAGCCACCGCCGTTTACAGAACCTACGGTTTCAGCCGGAGTGCTGTCGGTATCTGGCGACTCAGTAATGGGCGCATAGGCAAGTCTTGAGATATAGCTTTGCGGGAAGATGTATAGTTGGGAAAAAACCACACAGTCGTGGGTCGAGGTTCCCAAGGAGTAATGGATCATGGCCGTAGTTAAAATATCGCAACTGCCTGACGCGTCTTTACCGCTGTCTGGCGGCGAATCCGTCCCGATGGTGCAAAACGGAATCACCGTTAAGGCGCCGTCTGCCCAAATGGATGGCGGTATAAACGTCCTGTCTTACTTCTCGGCAGCGCAAGTTACCAAGATTAAGAACGGCACTACGGACTTCGACTGCTCGTCTGGAATACAGGCAGCGATTGCTACAGGTCGGCGCGTGTATATGCCGAAAGGCTTGTACAAGTGCAACGTCAACATCACCAATCGCACGATCATTTATGGCGATGGTTCAACGGCAACTTTGTTGAAGCCGTGGAGCGATTCCGTTGCCATTATGACCTACAAGTACGCAGCGATGAGCAATCCGGCTCCGCTCGACTTCTGGACTTATCACAGCGAAATCCGCGACATTGGATTTCAGTTTAATACCGCACAAGTCGGCGTAGGGTTTACCTTTTCGCAGACCACCATGGCGGCTCCGCCGATCCAGAACTGGGACACAGCCACAAGTGGTGCATTAACAGCGGCTGGCCCTGCCGACCAATACAGCAACAACGTCAGTTTTTACAACTGCCACTTTTACGGCTTGGAAAAGGGCGTGTTGTTCCCCGACGGCAACATCGGCACGGAATTCTATTCTTGCGGATTTAGCAATAACTATTACGGCGTTTACACCATTAACAACAAGTTCGGTGGTGACGCAATGCACGCCGGTAATAAGTATTTTTACGGCGGAATGTTTACCGGCAACTTTGTTGGCGTATACATCAACGATCACTCAACTTATGGCGCGGTTAACTTCTACGGCACCATTTTTGAGGTCAACAAGATTGCCATGTATGCGTATAACACGCAGTGGCAAGTCTGCCCCATAGCACTGTATGGGTGTTGGTTTGAGTTCAATGGACTGACGCTTGATGGCGTGCCAGAAAACGTCAACATTGATTCGTGGGCAGGCGCAGTACGCACTGTTGTCGCAAAGCCAAAGCGTTCATGGATATTCGAGGGCGACCGCGCAAACGTCACGTTTGATAAATGCGGCGTTGTTTCGGACATTAACTGCGCTGCTGTTAATTCGCAAATATCAATTCGTGATTGCCAGACTGAACGCATTGTCGGCACTTACTCTGGCGGAAGCTGCACCGTTGACTCTACGTCGTTAATTATTAACGACTCGCCGCGATCTGAAGGCGGATTGCTCGTTGATGATCGCGTTATTACAACGGGATACGTTCGCATAGGATTGCCGTCGATAGATGATTTGTACGGGCCATTCCAGCCGGTGCGTGCGCGTTCACGGTATTTTTACGTTGATGAACGGTCCGGTATTGTCCCGAACATGAAGAGCCTAGTGGCGTCTGAGACGTTCACGGCTCCGTATACGCTTAAAGATGGAACGGGCGCGGCCCCGCTTACCGGAACTATTGTTCAAGACGGTAGGTTATTCAAAACGTGTAATGAATTTACGGACGCATCGTTTACTACTGCGGAATTTAGCGGTATGTACGATACGCAAGTTGGCGCAATCGCAGGATGGTATGTCTTTACGATTGATATAAAGGTATTTACCTGCGCCGATCTTGACAACCTTAAGTTCTATTTTTGGAATCAAAACCAAGGCGGCGAGTTCGCTTCAATGGTGTACGAAGCGCGGGTTCCTGCGCTGAACAAGTGGTACACCATGACAGCGTATGCGTACTTGCCGAATCCGCTGACTTACAAAATGTATTTTGACGTGCAAGGCCCGACTGCGGGCGGCACGAATACAGTTTGGAGACTGTCCGCGTTTCAAGCGCATAGATTTGACACGCTGGATGAATGCGTGTCGTTCATCAAGGCGGGCGCATATTCTTACAGCGGATTGACGCTGGACAGCACGGCAAATCGTATTCGTGCGGACTTCTCAAACGCAACGTTCTCAGATCGCACGCTGTTTCAGACGCTAACGCCAAATAGCCCGACGCGCTTGGGCGCGATACCGAACGGCTCATCAACGACCAGTTCGTTTAACTTTTGCAACGATAGTTCAGCAACAAACTGCGGCATTGCACAAATTATTATGGATGCTTCGTCTGCCAGGTTTGCGTCAACGCGCACGGGCAGCGGAACATTTTTGCCGCTTGACCTGCGGACGAGCGACATTGGCAGATTTCGAATCGGCGTTAATGGGGACATTGGCGTTGGTTCAGAATCAGGCGGCGGCCCAACCAACGAAACGAATACCACGTTTAAGGTAGGCGGCGTTTATCAAGTCAACAGCAACGTAGCACGCGTCTATGGCAGCGGCGGAACTTTCCCGTCTACGACGACTTCTGCAGCGCAGGTATTCCGATCTGACGTTGCAACCGAAGCTGCGTCATTTACGATTCCCGCGCTTAACCACTTTATTGCCGTTGGCACGACGGTGGGCGCAGGCTCTGCCGTAACTAACGAATATGGGTTTAACGGCAATCTTGCGGCTGGCACAGGCAAGTGGAACTTCTACGGTGGCGGCACTGCCCGTAACTACTTTGCGGGTGGCGTCGAAGTCGTATCCGGCGCAACCAACATGACAAGCGGGTTTACCCATATCCCGTCGGCAGCAGGTGCCCCAACAGGCGCCCCGACGAACCCGTCTGGAAACGTGCCGATGTATTACGACAGCACGAACAATAAGATTTACGTTTATAGCGGCGGCACTTGGCGCTCGACTGCGGCGCTCACTTAATGGAGCAATAAGATGGTTACTTGGAAAATTGATGATGTTTTCGTTAACCCGCAGGACGGCGAGCGTTCTGACGTTGTGGTGACGGTGGCATGGCGCTGCGCGGCAGAACAGGACGGCGTGACCGTTTACAACTGCGGCGTAACCAGCCTTGCCCCGCCCAAAGACTCGTTTGTCCCGTTCTCCCAACTTACCGAAGACATGGTACTGAACTGGGTTTGGGAAAACGGGATCGACAAATCAACCGTTGAGGTGCGGGCAGAGCGTGAGCTTGCCGCCAAGACCACGGTGGCCCTAAAGTCCGCGCCGTGGCAGGGTTAGTTGTATAAACGCAACTTGTAGGTTAAATTCCACTCGTACTGGCCCGATTGACCAGGCTCCGTAAGGAATGATATGAGCGACGAAAACCAACTCCCCGAAGTTGTAGCGGCAGAAGCCGCGCCGGAACCGGAAGTCACGGCGACCCCGGAACCCGAAGTTAAGGCTGAAGAAGCCCCAAAGCCGGAGGAAAAGCCCGCTAACAAGACCTTTTCCCAAGAGGAATTGGACGCGGTAGTGGGCAAAAGGCTTGCGAAGGAACGTCGCAAGTGGGAACGAGAGCAGACACTGAAGGCGCAGACGGTCGAAAAGTCCGTCGCACCGGCAGAGTTGCCTGACAGGGAATCAGACCCCGACGCTTACGCGGAAGCCCTAGCAACCCGTAAGGCCGAGGAACTCCTTGCCAAGCGCGAAGCCGAGCGCCAGCAGTACGAGCTTTTGAGTGCTTATCACGAGCGCGAAGAGGCAGCACGGGAAAAGTACGATGACTTCGAGCAAGTCGCGTACAACCAGAACCTGCCGATTACGACCGTGATGGCACAGACGATACAGGCATCGGATGTCGGCCCTGACGTAGCGTACTACCTCGGGTCCAACCCCCGCGAAGCCGAACGTATTTCCCGCTTATCGCCGTATCTGCAAGCCAAAGAGATCGGCAAAATTGAGGCCAAACTTGTGGACAATCCGCCGGTCAAGAAGTCAACCAACGCTCCGCCTCCCATCAAGCCGGTAACGGCCAAAGGGTCTAGCGGTGGCAACGGCTACGAGACGACCGACCCACGCTCTATATCAAGCATGAGTACGTCGGAATGGATCGAAGCCGAACGCCGTCGCCAGATCAAGCAGTGGGAAGCGCAGCACCGTCGTTAAACCTACTTTGGAGTAATTTTCGTGGCTAATAGTATTCTCACAATCGACATGATTACGAGGAAGGCTCTTGAAATCCTTGAGAACAGCCTCGTACTCACCCGTAACGTCAATCGTCAGTACGACGATTCTTTCGCCGTGCAGGGCGCCAAGATCGGCACCACCCTGCGTATCCGTCTGCCGGACCGCGCTCTCGTCACCGACGGCGCCGCCTTGCAGGTGCAGGACGACAACGAGCAGTTCACCACGCTGACCGTCGCTTCGCAGA